TCATCAAATGTTAAAAAAAATAAACGGTGTTACAAGAGAAAAATTTCACATAAAGGAAGGCGTTAAAAGGTGGGTGTATGTTCTTAACAAAGAGCAATTTGATAATGAACCTGAAACTCAACAAGACGTCCCTGACTACACAAATAAAGATAAAGAAAGTGCATTTTAATGTTAGATAAGTTTTATAGACGAAGATATAAAATATTAGGTGGTCCTGGTTGTGGTAAGACAACAAAAATATTAGAAATTTTAGCTGATTATATTAAAGGTGGTTTACAATTAGATCAAGTTTTATTGATAGGTTTTGCAAAAGCAACTGTACAAGAATTACAAAATAGAGTTATAAAAAAAGGTTTGTTAACTGAAAAACAAGCTGAATCAATTACAACCATACATAAGTTTTGTTTAAATAAAATAGGTAAACCAGACATTTTAAATTCAAGTGCAAAAACATCTTTTAGAAAAAAAATGGTTTCTGATCCAGATAATTGGGTGATGTTAGATGACGAAAAATATGACAGGAACGATGAAGAACCTGCTCAATGGACAGAAAAAGAAGATAAGAGAATGGGTATTTATTATGACATAATAAATAAAGCTCAACATTCTATAGGTTTTGACAAAAGAAAAAAATATAAAAATGATTTAGAAAAAATCTTAGACTTTTTTAGAGAAAGTGAAAATGATAAATATAAAAATGTACATACAGGACAGTTAAGTTATTTTTATAGTAATCTTGAAAAATTTAAAAGTCAAAATGGTTTTATTGATTTTGATGATATGTTATTAAAAGCTTTATACCCAACCATACAATTTCCTAGTTACAAATTAGTATTAGTTGATGAGGTTCAGGATCTTTCAAAATTAGAATGGCAAGTCATATCTAAAATAGCTCAAAAAACAGAAGAGTTATATTTAGTGGGTGATGATGATCAGGCTATATTTGGATGGAAGGGATCTGATGTAAGAATATTTCAAAAATGGCCTTGCAAGAAAGAAAACATTACGCGTTTAAAAACATCTTACAGACTTCCAGGTAAAATTTATGATTTTGCTTTAAGTATTAGAAACGATATAAAACATAGGTTAGGTAATGAATTTACTTGTGAAAAAAGAATAGACCCAAAAATTAAAGATGAAGGTTCTATAGAATACATAAACGATTTAGAAGAAATAGATGATGTAATAAAAGTAGATTCTGATGTTATTTTTTGTGCAAGAGCAAAAAGCTATTGTCAAGCATATGCACATTTTTTAAAACACAAAGGTTTAATTTTTAAAGAAAAATCACAAAGCATAGACGACAGAGGAAAACTTAAAAATTCTTTTCCTGAAAAATGTAGAGAAATCATAGAATCTTGGCACACTTTACAAGAAGGTAATTTAATAAAAGGCACCGATTATATCAAAATGGTTAAAGAAATAAAACCAAAATATATTTCAGAAAGAAAAAAAACTGCTATGTCAAATAAAGACACAGCTCCTCCAGAACTATATACTGGTGAACTTTTTTCTTACGAAATATTAAAAAACAAATACCACTTTAATGCACCTTTAGATAAAATGTGGTATGATATTTTTTTCTTTGACACAACTAGAATTAAAGGACCAAAAAAACCTAACGCTTTATTTATAGATAAAGAAGATTTTAATGATTATTTATTAAGGTGTTGGGAGCAAAATAAAAACTTAGATACTAAAATTATATTATCTACCATTCATGGAGTAAAAGGAATGGAAGCAGATAAAGTAGTTTTATGTGTTGAATGGGGTTTTTCTTTAAAAGCTTATATGTTGGGTGACGATAGAAAGGAGGATGAGGAACTTAGGGTTTGTTACGTAGGAGTTACTAGATGTAAAAAAGATTTATATTTATTAGAATTACCTACAGAATACAAAAACCCTTTTCCGCCATTACAAAATTATGTCAGAGGATGAATTTTACAGATTTATAAAAAGAATGGAAAGAGAAGTTTATGGAGAAGATGAAGGATAAAATTTATAAAAAACAGGTAGGCGGCGATCATTATAAATCGATGGTTATTCAGCCATCAGAATTTATTAACAGAAATAATATTCCATTTGCAGAAGGAAACGCAATTAAATATTTATGCAGGCACAAACAGAAAAATCAAAAAGAAGATTTATTAAAAGCCAAACATTACATTGACATGGCTATTGATAGAGACTATCCTGAAGAAGTGAAAGAAGAAATAAAAAAGAAATCAAACTCATGGGGGATAAATAAATGATACAAAAACCAATTTTTAAAGCACAAACAGAATGGTTTCCACCAGATGAGTTTCCTGATTTATCTAAGTATGATGAAATTTCAATTGACTTAGAAACAAAAGATCCAGATTTAAAAACAAAAGGCACATCTTCAATGAGAGGACAAGGAGGTGTTGTTGGTATAGCTATTGCTGTAAAAGATTGGTCAGCTTATTATCCAATTGCTCATGAATCAGGTCCTAACATGGAAAGAAAAAAAGTTCTTGGTTGGTTTCAAGATGTTTTAAAAACAAAAGCAGATAAAATATTTCACAACGCTATTTATGATATGTGTTGGATTCATAGACTAGGACTCACGGTTCACGGAACAGTTGTTGATACAATGATTATGACTTCTTTAGTTGATGAAAATAGATTTAGATATGATTTAAATTCTGTTTCATATGATTATACCGGTATGAATAAAAACGAAACAGCTTTACAAGAAGCTGCAAAAGATTGGGGTATAGACCCTAAAGCAGAAATGTATAAACTACCTGCTATGTATGTAGGTGAGTATGCAGAAAAAGATGCAGAAATAACTTTAGCTCTTTGGCAAGAACTTAAAAAAGAAATAGCTTTTCAAGATTTAGAATCAATTGTAGAATTAGAACAAAAAGTTTTTCCTTGTATTTTAGAAATGAAAATAAAAGGAGTTAGAGTAAGTGAACTGCAAGTAGAACAGTTAGAACATCAATTAAAAAAATCTTACGACCATTACATAAAAAGAATACATGATGACACTGGTATTTATCCTGAGGTATGGGCTGCAAAAAGTATTGAAAGCGTTTGTGAAAAATTAAACATTGATGATTTTGATAGAACAGAAAAAACAAAGAAACCTTCTTTTACAAAAAATTATTTAAAAAATCATAAAAACCCTGTTTTACGAGCGATAGCAAGTGCAAGAGAATTAGACAAATTAAAAAACACATTTTTAGAATCTATAAAAAATTATGTTTATAAAGGTCGTATACATGCTGACATACATCAATTAAGAGGAGATTTTGGAGGAACTATTACAGGTAGACTTTCTTATTCTAATCCTAATTTACAACAGCTACCTAATTATACTAATATTGGTATGGGTATTAGGTCTATTTTTATGCCCGAGAAAGGCCATAGATGGGGTTGTTTTGACTATTCTCAGCAAGAACCTAGGCTGGTGGTGCATTATGCTTTAGCAACGTTAGGGACCACTGGAGTGGCTTCTATTGCAGATGAATATGAAAAAGGTAAAGCAGATTTTCATTCAATGGTAGCAAAGATAGCTGACATACCAAGAGGACAAGCAAAAACAATTAACCTTGGTTTGTTTTATGGAATGGGTAAAGCAAAATTACAAGCTCAACTAGGAGTAACAGAACAAAGAGCAAGAGAACTTTTAGCTATGTACCATAATAAAGTTCCTTTCGTAAAACAATTAATTTATCATACGATGGATCGTGCACAACAACGAGGTTGGATTAGAACTATACTTGGTAGAAAATGTAGATTTAACATGTGGGAGCCAGCAACGTTCGGTATGCATAAACCACAAAAATTTGAAGATGCGTCCATGGAACATGGATCACAAAATATTAAAAGAGCATTTACTTACAAAGCTTTAAATAAATTAATACAAGGTAGTGCAGCTGACATGACTAAAAAAGCTATGATTAATTTAAGAGAGGCAGGTATGACTCCTATGATTCAATTACATGATGAGTTAAATATATCCTATGAAACAGAACAACAAGCTGATAAGATAAAAGAAATTATGGAACAAGCTGTTCCTCTTAAAGTGCCAAACAAAGTTGATTTTGAAGATGGTGAATGTTGGGGTGATATTATTAACAACAGGGAGGAACAATTTGATGAAGATTTTTAAACAAATAAGGATAAAATATGTCTTACTTAAATGCAAATATTCCTGTACAATACTCACAAATAAAAAAGGAGTATTTATATGACCTTAAAAAACATCATGGCGAAGTTGAAGACTGTATTATCTTCGGTATTGC